TTTTCAGGTAGCTTATTTGTTATCCCGCTAGCATTCAGCGGCGTCGCAAACGACTTACCAACCTATAATAAGGTTTTGTTTTGGAAGGTATTGGCTTATCTTCTAGATCGAAATCGCAGACATTAGGCCTCTACCCACCGCACCTATGGTTGAATATTTCATTCAAGGTCGATGGCACTGGCCATAAACGATTGAATAAATCGTAAGAAGATTCGATGGTCATGTCGTAAGACTCGACCGGTCGTCTTTTCACGGTTTTCTTAATAAAGGCGAGTTGTTGACGAAGCTTTCGAGCTTGGACTGACAACGACGCTTTTTTAATTTGTTTTGGAGAGAAAAAAGAATCGTTAGCTGATGCGCGTTTCGTTTTTTCTCCAATGATCGAATCGATGTGGTTACACCGTTCCTTTTTTGGGACGGCATAAGAATATCGAATCTTATTCACATAGTTCTCGAAGAAGAATTTCACATTAGGACCAGATGATGGTGCGATGTAAAGTTTCTTCGCTTGGTATACACCAAGGTAGATACCTTGGACATATCTCGAGATACCTTTAGTAAGTTTTACCTCAGTATCGAGTGGGGGCAATCCGAGCCCCCCTAAATATTGAGGATAAAACAATTGAATTCCGGATTTCCTAAATTTAGCTAATTCATAAGAATAGCAAAGTTCAAGAAGGCCAAATGATTTATGCCTATTCAAGCCACGTCTTACAAAAGACCAAGCTAGATTAGAGCAATTTTCGATGAATTGTCCGTCGCGCGGTTTGTGAATCAAGCCGCGTAATGGATAGTTCGGAACTAATCGAAGTTCGTGTTTGAAGGATCTATAAAATCCCTCGCAAAAAGTCGCATGATTTTTTGACACGAACGTCTTTTTTTCATTGAGAATAAGTCCTACAACACGAAGTAAAACTTTGTAGCGATAGAACATAATCTCTGTCCAATAGCAGACCAAATCGTCTCCTTTAAGGTACCAAAACCCTTTGGGATCGACAAAGCTGCAAATGAGATAATGGGTAATGGTCAGAAGAGGCCACGTCAGTGGCATTCCCATGAACAACCCTCTTTTCACTTCAATACCGTCCACAGAAAAGTCATAGACTAATTCTGGTGGCAGTTCGAAGATTTCACAAAGACGAGAAATCCAAGATAGTTTTAAACCATCGGAGGCTTTCGTCAAATCAATGCTATAATACTGAGCCTCGGACCGAGGTCCAAAGCTTAATACTATTGGCGTATCACTTAAAGCTTCTCTGGTACCGCGGCAAGTTGTCGCGATCCGGAAAAGCTTATTACGATAGAGATGAGCAAGAACGACCCTGGAAGGGTTGTTTTTTGTTACACCTCTTATTTTTAGGCCATGTGTCTTCACGGCGATATATTCAGAATCACCGTCATTACACGTGTCCATGCAATATTCGACGTATTTCTCAAAAAACGCAATGTTTTCGGAAAAATCGTCCTTATAGATCGAATTTTTTGAGACGTGATCAGAGGAGAATTGAATTGCTCTTCGAATCATATCCCAGTCATTCTGTTTAAGCTTTCGAGTATCTATATTCGGGTCATGGTTTTCTAAATAACCATCAACCATTTTCCAGGTTGACTTGACCTTAACACAGAACTCTTGAAAGTGTTTAACTCGACCGCCATCTTTCCGTGAGAAGCCTTTGCAGGCCGCTGACGAAGAAATGTCGGGTTTATTTAGCGGAATCTTATCCATACGTCTTTTAAAACGTTTAACACGTTTTTCAGAGTAGCGAAAAAATTCCTTAACAAATAGATTCTTTCCTCCAGCGGGCGGAGCCTTCTGGGAAATGAATTCTTTAAATTCAATCTCGTCTTTTCTGCAATCGTCGTCAGACGGTAGTGGAAGAGCACGAGACATGCAAGATAATTGGTAGAGAATATTTCGAGTGACTTGATAGTTTCTCGGGATAAGCTCACCATGAACATGAGGAATTAAACGAGTCGAAGGGAGACCTTCTATCGAATATTTTCTCGCATAATAACAAGAGGACTTTATCCTCCGCCAGAGCCTGTAAGGGTTCCGACCGAGAATAACCTCATTATAATGTCGTTGAAGTAACGAGACGAGGCAATAATTCCTGGCTCTTACTTTATACGACAATGAAGCAAAGCACACAAGGATCAAACGTGGTAAAACCCACGCTTGGTCTTTGATGCGCTGTGGCGCGGTCTCCCATTCAGGTACTGAATGAGATTCCAAGTGGCGCTTCAGCGTATGCAAAATCGTGTTGTTTAACATGATTG